CACAAAGGAGCGTAGGCCATGATTCTTACATTTTACATCCTCTTCGTGGCACTTGGAGCGTGCAATTTGCTCTTTGTGATTCTGATTTGGATGCTGATGAAAGAACCCGTGGTCGTTTGCTCTGAATGTGTTAAGGGTGAACGAGTTTCGGCCACCGGGAGTAAAAGCGGAGGACGCAAGTGAACCAAGACCTCGTCGACGCACTGGTTGAGATTGTCTCAATACTAGTGCGCAACTTCGTGACTTGGCTAACAAGTTACTTCACCTAAACCCGGGTCTGTCGTTAGACAGATTTGTTGGCGCTTAGTGAGCGCTAGCACGTTTCTTCCTAGGATATCGAGAGGATTGTCAGTGCCAAACATTGATCAGCAAGTAAACAGCGTAGAACTGCCCTGGGCCATTAGGTGGCGATCGTTCAGTGGACTTGGTTCGTCCACGACGTTCGGTACCACGGTGACCTGGGCCAGCGGCTACCCTGCATTACCTTGCAAAATCTTTCGTCAAAGCACTGATCGTAACTCTCGGTTTTCTGGCAAGAGATTTCGATCTGCGCACGCCCAGAAGTTATTCGAGTGGTACTCGAGGAAACCTCCTCCCGTAAAACTCGCCGGTAAGGATAAGACGCTCCGCAAGGAGCTACTTACCGATAAGATGGATTGGCGACGCAGCAGACCGATCAGGACGAAGACACCAAAACGTATTCCGAAAGGCTGGCATGTTGTGCCAGTACCCGACGGAACGTTCGTGCTTCGGTCTAACGGTTACGACCCAAGGGCTGAACTGACGCGTTTCGAGTGGATACCCGAGGTTAAGAAGCGACTACGTCCAATGAATCGGAAGTGGTCGCGTCACTCTCGAGTTACACCTGTTGACGCGAATGTTAACGACCTTGAGTTTTACCAGCAGACTGGGCAGACGGATGGCTACGGGAATGGAGTGATTTCTAAATTTAACTCTACTCCCGCAAGTTTCCACTACTCAAATCCTGACCTCTTAGGAAGTGTTCTACCTATTGGAAATGCTTGTTTCTTCCAGTGGGCGGATCTCGGTTACACGACCGACCCTCTAGTTGGTATCCCAAACTTCAGGGACGACCGAACACCGACAGATCAGGCTGCCTTTCTGGCGTCTTGGCAGGACGAGGTGGCGGCGTTGAGCAAAGTTGCTCTTCGTCGCCATTACGTCAAGCTAGAGCGCAAGAAAGTTGATTTGGCGGTGGAACTTTCACAAGGGCTAAAAACGGTGAATCAAATAGCCGATATAGCTAAACGTATTGCGACCTCTCTCTCCAATCTTCGGAAAGGAAGGGTGTTAGCTGCGTTTAAGGTGTTGTTCCCTACCACCCCAAAGGGTGCGGCGAGCGACTTCCTCGCGTGGAAGTATGGAATTAAACCATTAATCGGCGACCTACAAGGCGCCGCTGAGCATCTCGCAGAGTACGTCCTGCGAAGTGCGCCGTTTAAATCCAACGGGCATGCAAAGCAGAGCTTTACCAAGGAGAGCACAACTCTCTACGGGACGAGTTCGCCCTTTGCTAACTCCGGAGCTTATGAGATAAGGAAAGCGACTATTCGTGTGAAGTATGGCACGAGTTTTACGATCCCTCGTCTCTTTAAGCGACAAGCAGCTACTCTGGGCTTCACTAACCCAGCAAATATCGCCTGGGAACTGCTGCCTCTAAGTTTTGTTGTCGATTGGTTCTTGCCGATCGGTAACTGGCTTAGTTCGCTTGCAGCCCTAGACGGTTTAGTGGTAAAAGAGTCATATAAAACGATCTTCATTGTTGAACAGAAGACACGCTATACGACTTTGCATCACTTCAACGGCGTGACTCCATCTGAACATCCATTCATTACAACGTTTGGGTCAGACAGAGGGACTGATGGGTACCTGTTTTGGGAGTTTCTTTCTTTTACGTCTACGCGTAAGACTATTTACTGTAAGCGCGAAGTTTTAACGCTTCCAGATGTCCCGCTTCCGACGTTAAAGAATCCCATTTCAAAAGGCCACATCAATTCTGCGGTTGCGCTTTTCCTCCAACTCAGTAGCACTAAGTAGGAGTATTCTTGTGTCGGCTTTCGCCACCATAGTCGGTAGCAACTGGGACGGCACCCTCACGGGTGAGACCGGTCCAGTCAACTACGTCCCTTCCCAGATCGATCCGAACGGAGTCGCAATTTGGTACACTGCGAACAGCGTCCTAGACGCTCGTTACAAAATGACCATGAGCGTCCGTCAACCGGTCAAGGGAAGCCAAGTCGCGCGAGTGCAAGTGAAGCTTGTGCATCCTGTGATGGACGGCACGGATCCTACCCTGAAAGTCGGGGAGAATCTGGCCAACGTCGAATTTGTGTTCTCCAAAAGAGCAACACAAGCTCAACGTGAGCTCCTCGTCGGTCACATCCTGACGTTCTGTCATGATAGTACCGAGATGGGCGCCGCCGTGGCGTCGCTCGAGTCGATTTACTGACCTGAGCACGCCAGTGGGCTAATTAAACCTAGCCCACTCCTTCAAAGCTTTAGCTTTAAAAGGAGATGCATTTGTCTACATCTGCACATCATGTGACGACAAGAGTCGTCGAATTGTACCTCTCTGCCCTTGACTGTCCTCGTTCTCTAGCCATATGGCTTATGTTCAGTAACTCCGAGCATAAGCAGTTGGTTGAGATGGAATGTAACCCAGATCATTATTCTGATCACAAGGCTTTTAAGGATGCTTATTTGGCCACTAAATTTCTCTCCAAGGCTGACTTCCTGTCGACTAACATCGACTTGAAAGCCGAGGCTCTCAGAAAGTTTCAGGAGGCCGAAATAGCATGCGGTAGAATAAACTCTCGTGGATATCACCATCTCACTATAAACCGTGAGATTGGCGCTTCACTGCATCACGCAGTGTTGCGAAAAATCGATTCCATCTTGGGGGACTTCTCCGCGGATGAGTTGGTACATTCTTCAGACTGGGGACCTGGTGTAACGCTCCTTATCAAAGGAGTGGACACTAGTCCGGTCAACAAGTTTCGTTGTGAAAACGGAACAACGCGTTCACTTGAGGACCTTATGGGCAACCTTTACGCAACTGCCTACCCGCTCTGGAAACTTTCCGAAAGGAAGATCTTTGCGGGAAATAAGGTAATCACCGTGCCCAAGAATAGCAAAACGGATCGTACTATTGCCGTGGAACCAGGGTTAAATCTCTGGTTCCAGAAAGGCGTTGGTGCAATGATCCGCAAGCGACTTCGTTGGGTTGGCGTAGATCTTAATGACCAAAAGAGGAATCAACTACTTTCAAAGGTAGGTAGCGAGACTAAAACCCTCGCTACTGTTGATTTCTCCTCGGCCAGCGACACGATATCGGTTTCAACCGTAAGGGAGTTAATCCCTCCTGGATGGTACGATGTCATGGACGTTCTAAGGTCTCCGTTTGGTGCTCTCAAAGGCAAGCAACTTCGGTACGAGAAGTTCTCCAGTATGGGGAACGGCTTTACTTTCGAACTGGAGTCAC